GCAGAAAAGTGCATAAGTTGTTATTGTTCAAGTGTTTCCGTTCGTGTTTGCCCTTTCTTCTTTCATTGTCATTATTCTATGAACTATCCCCGAAGAATATGACCCCCATTAATCATAATATTAATATATAAATTTTAAAAGTTATGCAGATGACACCTGAAGAGACAAACACCGTAATGAACCTAATAGTAGGTGCAATTACATTTGTATTAGGCTTGTTTATTAACCCTAAGAAGAAAAATAAAAAGTAGTAGTTTTTTTCATAAGTGTATTTAGTATGAGTAATATTTGCTGCTGTGAGAACCCCAAGCGCATAATTAACCCCTATACATACGAGGTTGTTTATGCTCCTTGTCGCACTTGTAACACTTGCTTGAATATCCGTGTTAAGAATTGGCAGGATAGAATTGAAAAAGAGTGTACATTGCATCGTTACAGCGCATTTATTACTCTAACTTATGATAATGATAATTTACCATATTATCAACCTACATGTTATGACGATGAAGACAATTTAGTTTGGAACTCAAATAGACTTGATATTGACGATGAAATTGTAGGAAATTATCCTTTTCACCCTGTTACACATTGTGAGGAATTAGACCACAATTGCGTACCACATTTATGCAAACAAGATGTAGTTAAATTCCTTAAGCGTTTACGCTCATCAATTGATTATTACTTTAAAATAAATAATATTCACGAAAATGGAAAAATACGTTACTTCTTTTGTGGCGAATATGGACCTTACACGCTTCGTCCGCATTACCATGCCATCATTTGGTTTGACAGTGAGACGCTCTCAAAGATATTTGAACAACTCCTACTTAAGAGTTGGACGCTTGGTTTTATCGACTTCCAATTTGTCAACTCAAGCGCACCCCAATATGTGGCTAAATACGTTGCTGGCTCTGCTCATTTGCCAAAAATTTTACAACATAAAAGTACACGGCTCTTCCATCTTCAAAGTAAAGCTCCAATTATTGGCTATACGGAAGCAGACGGAAAGAGATTTCAGGAGGAAGTCATTAACGGAAATTATGGACACATTGAATACGACACTAAAAAACAAACCTCTGTATTTGTCGCTCCTCCCCTACCTCTTGAAAATAGATACTTCCCAAAGTGTCGGGAATATCGCTTTAACTCTCGTGCTGAAAAATTACGAATTTATGCGTTTGCATACGACATTGCTAACGAATATAAAGTAGATGGAAAAGAACTATCAGATATTATACATTGTCATTTTGATAGTGCAGTTGATATTCACTGTATGTATGCTTGTAAGCATTTTTGCGAAAAATACAACTCTACTCCTGAACGCTATTTAGATTTGTTGCTTGCTCATTATGACAGAAAAGCACTATACCAACTCCGTCAAATGTATGAGTATCAAATAGACTATGTAGACAAATATAATATGCCATTATATCATTTAATGGACTTTGATTTAACTCTATTCGAACGTTTACCACGTTACTACTATCAGTTTAAGGAATCTAAGCTAAAGTTTATATTTAATAGCTATGGTATAGATGATGAATTTATACGTAATAAACTTTACAAATTTTATGGCTATTTTGGTAGTGAGTCGCATATATTAGATACTGAAGTTGTGTGTTCTTTACATCAAAATACATCATCATTCTATATTCACAACTTAGATATTCATAAAAAGATACACGAAGATAGTTTAAAAGTGAAATATAAAAACGAATTGTTGAATACATTAAAAATAAGTTAATTATGGGATTATTTAAATTACCAAGTCCACACCCAAATTTGAGCCGTAACGGTTATGACCTTTCGAGCCGTAAGGTATTCAGTGCTCCAGCTGGTGCGCTGCTCCCTATTGGTGTATGGGAGTGCAATCCTACCGAAAAGTTTAGTTTTAAGGTTGATGATTTTGTTAGAACACAGCCACTTAATACAGCTGCATTTGCTCGTTGTAAAGAGTATTATCATTTCTTTTTTGTGCCTTACCGTGCTTTGTGGCAGCACTCAGATAAGTTTTTTACAGGCGTAACAAATGGAGATAGAATGTTTGAACGTCCATCATTCCTGAATCAGTTTAAAGGAGACGAAGGCAATTTTATACCCTCCTCTATGCCATCTTTTTATTTAGATGAGTTACACCGTTTACTTGTATCTAAAGACGCTGATTTGTCAAAAGAAGCAGTTGGTTTGACACGTGCGCCAGGTATGCTCTTTAAGACAGGAAGTGCAGATTTTGTTGATAAATTAGAAAAGGCAAAGGTAGAATTTGGAAAGCTTAATTTAAGTGATAAGGATGCTTTAGGCTATTCTTATACTTATGGTGCATTCAGATTACTTCATATGTTAGGCTATGGAATTGACGATAAAGGACGTGTTTTTTATCCCGAAATATTTGAGCAAGCACCTGCTAATTTGTCATTGATGGAAAAAGCACTCACCTATTTTATACCTCATAATTTGGCTAACCCATTTAGGTTGCTTGGATATCAACGTATATATAATGACTTTTACCGTAATCAGTTATGGGAAAAGCCCGTCCCATATACATTTAATGTTGATTGGTGTAATAATAACTCTAAACTTAATTTGTCAGCTGCTGAAATATATCAGTGTTGCCAATTGCGTTATAGACATTGGACCAAAGATTTCTACACAGGCGTATATCCTACTGCATCATATAATGAAGGTATTTTTAATTTGCCTAATTATACAAATAGTAATGCAAATATCAATAAGAGTAATGACGGAGTTAGTGCTGCTTCTTCTGGTAACATTTCAACGAGTGATATACGTGCTATGTTTGCATTGGAAAAAATGTTGGAGAGAACGAGAGCAGCCAATGGTTTGGATTATTCGAACCAAATAGCAGCTCATTATGGTTTCAAAGTACCTGAAAGTAGACGAGACGTTGCTCAATTTATTGGTGGTGTTGATAATACTATTGTAATAAACGAAGTAATGTCAACGGCAAATAGTTCAATTGATGGTACAACTAAAACGGGTAGCGTTGTAGGTCAAGTATTCGGTAAAGGTATCGGCACGATGTCAAGCGGTAGAATTGATTTTGAAGCTAAGGAACATGGTATGATTTTTTGTATTTATAGTATATCGCCACAAGTTGATTATGACGCACGTCAATTTGACCCATTTAACCGAAAATTCAAACGTGAAGATTATTTTCAGCCTGAGTTTGAAAATTTAGGATATCAGCCATTAATACAGAGCGATGTTTGTTTTGGTGGTAGTCCTAAAAAACCTTTGGAATTTGGCAACGATATATTAGGTTATACACCACGTTTTAGTGAGTATAAGACATCAAGAGATATGTTATACAATGAGTTTATGACAGGTGGAAGTTTAAATAGTTGGACCACACCACGTAATAACTACACTAAGAATAAGAAAGGTTTAACCGTACCTGATTTGTTGATTGACCCAAACGTATTATACCCAATATTTGGTTTAAAATACAACGGAAAATCCGAGACAGACCAATTTTTGATTAATAGTTATTTCGATGTTAAAGCAGTGCGCCCAATGGCAGTTAATAACCAATCATTAGTATAGTTATGAATGTTCGTAATTTAATAATACAAGATGCACAACGTATAGATGTTGAAGCCTTTAATGAGTATCCACATTTTGTAAATGGCACACCAAATAGTGTTGTTACAGCAGATACCACAATAATAGAGCAGTTATGCCCTATCAACCCAGTAACTGGCTTTAGAGATAATGACCTCGTGCGTCTATTCTGTGATGACGTTTCTAAGCAGGAAAAAGACTTAATTTTATCGAATTTATCGGTACATTTCGGAAAAGGTACTCCTAAAGATTTATCTGATGATGAAATTATGGCACTTATACCATCACGCTATGCAGGTGATGCCGTTGAAATTGCGAAATATAAGTCATTAGTTGATGAGTTGATTAAGGACTATGAAGATAGAAATCTTCCTATCGAAGAGCCTACGGATACTCCTCCTGTAGAACCCAAACCACAGGAGTAACCATGTTTTATGTATTTTATCCCCCCATTGTGGGGGATTTTGTTTAATTTAATATATTTTATTTATGAGTGGAGGAGGAGCCCAAGTTGCTGCAGCTGCCATTGGTGGTGGTTCCGGTTTATTATCATCTTTGATTGGTGGTATATTTCAGCGTAACGCGCAAAGAAGTGCTAATAATGCTAATATTCAGATAGCACGTGATACCAATGCGCAGAATTATCAAATATTTAGAGAGCAGAACGAATTTAATAAAGAACAGTTAAATAATTATTTGCAGTATAACACCCCTGCTGCACAACGAACACGTTTTGAAGATGCAGGAATTAACCCATATATGGCATTAGGCAATATGCAGAATGGTAATTCTCAAAGTGCTTTAACAAGTGCTAACTCTGCACCTATGCAAGCTACGCAAGTACAGCCTGAAAATGGATTTGCGAATGGTATTCAAAATGCTTTACTTAATGCTGCTACTGTAATGAGTGCCGTTAGTGACGCAAGGTTGAAGAATGCTGAAGCTGATAAACGTAACTTAGAAAATGGCGTATTTGCCGAAGATTTTGCAAACAGAATGGCAGAAATACGTAGTAAAATAGGTTTGAATGATAGTAGCCGAGATAAGAATAAGAGTGAAAAAAATATTTATGATTTTGATTTTAAGTTTAAAAATGATACTTTGGCCAACGCTATGAAGTTAAGCGACTTATCAGTACAACAAGGTGATGCGTTGTTACAAAAGACATTTGCAGAAACAAATAAATTACAAATCGAATCAGATGTTATGCAATGGGATTTGAATTTAAAGAAACAATACGATGAATCATTCTTAAAGGCTAATTTGTCTAATGCTATTGCCGACTATGTCGTTAAGTTGCAAGGTATTGCTGAAAGTAAAAATAGAATGCATAATGATAATATTCGTACTAATAATGATACTCGAAGAGTTGGCATTGAACAGCAGAACGCAAATACTAATGCTTTTAATGCTCAAACTAATAGGCAAGCAGTACAACAACAAGCAAAGAAGATAACTGCTGAAGTTGCAAAAATATATTCTGATAAATACGGCGTAGATATTGATAATAAAACGCGCAATTCTATTAATCAACATGTTTTAGATAAGATGAACGAAGAAATAGAACGTATGCGTAATTCTAATTATACACCAAGTTATATTAGGCGTCAAAAAGAACAAGGCAGTTTAGGATGGAATGTTTTAGATGCGTTTGGTTATAGCGTAGGTCAAATTGGTGGTAATATTTTTGGTGGTATATTTAAATAATTATATCTTTGTAACATCATATGTTAATATTATTGTTATGAGTGAAAAAGATAAATTATTTCGTGTTATACGCTATCTGCTTACCTTTTGGTTGGCTGCTTTACTATTTGTTTTTATCCTATCCTTTTTTACATTTTTGTTTAAGTAATTGTTTAGCCCCTAAATATAGGGGCTTTTTTATTGCTACGTGCTGCGTGCCAACGCTCAAATAATCGTCGTTTAGACGTAAACACAGGGCAGTGAACGGCACGTGAACGATGGGGCATTGCCCCATAACGCTTAGTACCTTAATGAATGCGGAGCTTTGCGACCGCCCTATTAACCGCTCTGCGAGAGTTAGCTCAAACGGACACCCTTTGAAGTTATTATATCTGTTAATTGATAGCATTCTTAATCAGTTTTCACGACGTGCGAGGATTTCAACCTCTCTATCCTCGTGCATCCTCTCTTGTCCTCCCATACAAAAACTGACAGAAAATAAAGTGTTAAAATAGTGTTAAAAACGATTTATCTTAATGCTTATTAGTTTATAAAAGT